ACTGCACCAAATGTCTGGGCAATAATTGCCACCCTTGCCTTTTCCATGCTATTTGCCTCAATGGCAAGCAGTCCCGTTGCCGTTTGGATTTTCCAACGCGTATGGACATTGATCGACCGTGGTCTTATGTCATCTATCCCTGGAGCAAGTTGGGTCACACCATACTTGTCGGGAGCGATCTCATTACTGGTGCGGGTGATGTTGCCCAAGGGAATGGTAGTGGAAACTGCCTTAGTAATAGGGCTAGTCCTCTGCTGGAGGAAGGGCTGGTTTGGTACCAGACAGGAGCGCTCCCTAGAAGACTAGGGATACCGCCGGGATGGGATTTGCTCCCCACTCCCCAGAGGCGAGATAGCTCCAGGCCATAGCCTGAAAGAGGGCGTGGATGTGTGCAAACACACTGCGTTCACCAGAAGGCTACTGTCACCTCGGGGTTATTTAGCGCCTGACATTGTGACTCACCACAATTGTCATAACAACAAGATGATTGGCTTAACTGCCCGTCATCTGCTAAATAATAATCCCGAGCCAAAATGGCTTGAGCACACAGATAAAGGTACGATCTTTATTAGCAAAAGTACAGTTCTAGGCTTGACTCAGCAGCAATGGTTAAGTGAGATGTACAAAACCATGGATCTCTTGGCTGGGCAGACTTATCTCGAGTTTGCTGATGCCGCTGAATACATCAGGAGTTTCGTGGGGCCAAAGTACAGGAAGTTGGTTCAATGCTATAATCGTACCATTAGATCAGGGAAACTGCGTACTGCTGTCACGTCTTTCGTAAAGGCTGACAAGTACGAAGAGGTCATCGCAAACAGTAAACCACCGCGAATGATCCAGTTTAGAGACCCAGGAACAAACTGCGAGCTAAATAGGTTCATAGAGCCTATTGAAAACGTGGTCTTGAAAACTAGGGGTCTTGGTAGAGATAAACTACCAGACTGCAGTAAAGGAATGAACATGGACGAAAGGGCACAGCTTTGGGCTAAGAAGCGTGCTTGTTTCAGAGACCCTGTTGCCATGAAGGCTGATTACAGTAAATTTGATGCTCATCTACATACTCACATGTTAGAGCTCTTACATTACCTGTACTCACGCATGTTCAGGCTACCAAAGGGTTTCATGGAATTCCAACTGATAAATCGCGTAGTAACGGGTATGATTAAATATACTGCGGTTGGAACGCGAATGTCTGGGGACCGTGACACAGGAGGCGGTAACTCTCTGATCAACATATGCATTATTCGGACACTCATTCGCGTGAGTGGACTACACGTCGAATTCCTTTGCGACGGAGATGATTCTCTCATCTGGTGCGAAAGAAAGGACTTGGTTGAACTTTTAAAATGGTTTGACTGGATTCCTAAGGTCTGCGGAC